ACACTTGCAAAGAAACATGGTCTGGTAAAAGACGGTGGACAAAATTTAAGTAAGAGATTTAAGAAGAATAAAACAACAGGACTGTTTTAATATAAATAGACTGTGTATCGTCAATTGTTGCGTGTACACAACATAGTGGTAGGGAGAAATCTCTACCACAGTTATATTATTAAGGATTAGATAATGCCAAAGAAAAAAAAAGAAATAAGTTCAAGTAATTTAATAAAAGTAAAACCAATTACAGAAGGTCAAAAGACTGTTTTTGAAACTTGGAAACAAGGAAAGAATCAGTTTCTCTTTGGTTGTGCTGGAACGGGTAAAACTTTTGTATCATTATATCTTGCATTACAAGATGTGATGAACTTACAAACAAAATATGATAAAGTTATATTAGTGCGTTCATTAATACCAACAAGAGAAATAGGTTTCTTGCCTGGCGATGAGGAAGATAAAGCTGCACTATATCAAGTACCATATCAGAATATGGTTAAGTTTATGTTCGAACAACCTAACGAACAATCATTTAATATGTTGTATGATAAATTGAAAAATCAAGGTAGCTTGTATTTTTTATCAACATCATTTTTAAGAGGTCTAACTTTTGATAACTCAATCATAATAGTTGATGAGTGTCAAAACTTAAACTTTCACGAGTTAGATACCATCACTACAAGGGTAGGTCAAGATTCTAAAATAATATATTGTGGTGATTTTAGTCAAACAGATTTATTAAAACAAAACGAAAGAAATGGATTGCATGACTTTCTTAGAATATTAGAAGAGATGCAAGAGTTCAACTGTGTTGAGTTCAATATAGGCGACATAGTTCGTTCTGGATTTGTAAGAAACTATTTAATCCAGAAAACAAAACTAGGTATGGGAATGGAATAATGGATATAGAAAAACTTAGAAAACAATTAGAAATTGACGAAGGAGTCAAATATGAAATTTACAATGACCATCTTGGTCTTGCTACATTTGGGATTGGTCATTTGGTTATACCGAGTGATAAGGAACATGGAGAACCGATTGGGACAGTCATATCCGAAGAAAGAGTCAAGGAATGTTTCGATAAAGACGTACAATCAGTATTAAGAGATTGCACTTTATTATATAAAGACTTTGATGAACTACCAGAAGAAGTACAACAGATTGTTGCAAACATGATGTTCAATATGGGTTATGGTAGATTATCTAAATTCAAAGGAATGAAACGAGGCGTTGATGCAAAAGATTGGAACAAGGCTGCAGATGAGATGATTGACAGTCGTTGGTATAAACAAGTTACAAATAGGGCTCAAAGATTAGTTGACAGAATGAGAAACGTCTGATACAATATATTACATTATGACATTTAAACATTTAGAAGTAAAACTTCCTAAAGTTATACAAAGAAACAAAGCATTACCTAGTGGTGGTCGTGGATACGAAACACCAGATGGAAAGTTGTATCCATCAGTTACCACAGTATTATCCATAAGAAATAAAGAAGGTATATTCGAATGGAGAAAGAGAGTAGGTAATGATGTTGCAAACTATATTATGAGAACAGCTGCATCAAGAGGAACTGCTGTACATAAAATGTGTGAGGATTATCTAAACAATCAACATCTTTCTTGGCCTGATGAGTTTGCGAAACATAAGACAAATAACTTTCTTGCATGGTCTATGTTTGTTCAGATGAGAGATATACTTGGTAATGTAGATAATATTAGGTGTCTTGAGAGTAGCCTATATAGTGATGAACTAAAACTTGCTGGACAAGTTGATTGTATCGCAGAGTATAAGGGTAAGTTATCTATCATAGATTTCAAAACATCTACCAAAGAAAAGAAAGAAGAATGGATTGAAAACTATTATATACAGACTTGTGCCTATGCACAGATGTTTGAAGAGAGGACAGGACAAGAAATAAATCAACTTGTCATATTAATAGTTACACAAGATGGTACTGTACAAGAGTTTGTAAAAGACAAGAAAGAATATCTACCATTACTTGACAGTGCATTAAAAGATTGGTATAGTAAAAACCAATAGGAGATATTATGAGTGATTTTTTAAAAGATATTATTAAGACAACTGGAAATGAATATGCAGCTTTAGTTGCAGACGGAGTAGAGGCTGGTGATGTAGATAGTTTTATTGACACAGGTTCATATGTGTTTAACGCATTGTTATCTGGTTCAATACATGGTGGATTACCAGCAAACAAAATAACTGCATTAGCTGGTGAGAGTGCAACAGGTAAGACATTCTTTCTAATGGGTATTGTTAAAAACTTCTTAGATGCAAATCCAAAGAGTGGTGTTGTATACTTTGAAAGTGAAAGTGCAATTACAAAACAGATGGTGATTGATAGAGGTATAGACCCAGAGAGAATGGTTATCGTTCCAGTTACAACGGTTCAAGAGTTTAGAACACAGTCATTAAGAATATTAGATAGATATATGCAAGAAGATGTAAATGTTAGAAGACCTTTATTCTTATGTTTAGATTCGTTAGGTATGTTATCTACAACTAAAGAAGTAGAAGATACAGCAGACGGTAAAGAAACAAGAGATATGACTAGAGCTCAAGTATTGAAGGCTGCATTCAGAGTGTTGACTTTGAAACTTGGTAAAGCAAAAGTTCCTATGGTTGTAACGAATCATACTTACGACAGTATGGGTTCAATGTTTCCAACAAAAGAAATGGGTGGTGGTTCTGGATTGAAGTATGCAGCCTCATCTATTATATTCTTATCCAAGAAAAAAGAGAAAGATGGTACAGAAGTTGTTGGTAATATTGTTCATTGTAAGAACCATAAATCAAGATTGACTATAGAGAACAAGATGGTTGATGTAAGATTATCCTATGAAAAAGGTCTTGACAAATACTATGGATTGTTAGATATTGCAGAGAAGTATAACATATTCAAGAAGGTGTCAACAAGATACGAACTACCAGATGGTTCTAAACAATATGGTAAATCTATTATGAGTGAACCAAAGAAATACTTTACAGAAGATATAATGAAACAAATCGAAGAAGCTGTAGGTAAAGAATTTAAGTATGGATAATTATATAAAGTGTTATGATAACGTAGTAACAGATGAGTTTTGTGAAAATGCAGTCACAAAATTTGAAGGTGATTATACTCAACACGAACAATGGCCAAAAGATAATATATTTTTCACTCAAATCAATTTACAAAAAAGTGGTATGTGGGACGAAGAACAAACACATTTAAAAAAAGTGTTTGAAAAATATATCAAGTTATATAAAAAAGAATGTGAGATTGATGGTAACCAGTGGCCTAATAGTTTTGGATTAGAACCTTTTAGAATAAAAAGATACTTACCTGATGGACAAAACTTTCCACCACACGTTGATGTAAACACAAAAAACAACTGTAGTAGATTTCTTGCTTTCTTTCTATACTTGACAAACAACAAAGAAGGTAGTACAATATTTACTAAACATGAAGTGAAATCATCTTGTACGAAGGGTTCACTTTTAATATTTCCACCGAACTGGTTGTATTTACATTCTGGTGAAAAGTGTGTGGAAACAAACAAATATATTATAGGTAGTTATGCTCATTACATTAAATAATTGTTGTTCAAAAACTTATCTAGACTCTATGAGGTTATTATCACAGAGAAGTGACCAATGGAACTTTAGATATCCAGAAGGTAAGCTTTTTGAACAGAGGTTTGCAAAGATAAATCTAGTACCAGATAATCAAGACACATCTCTCTCTGGTATGGCTATGGGTTTATTGTTACAAATCTATGATGCTGGTGGATACAAATACTTCGAACCAGAGGTTAAGTTCTGTGGTATATCAGTCAAAGGTGTAGGTATAGATGACCCACACACAGATACTTGGGATAAGGATACAGTCAAAATTCTAGGATTGTTAAATAGTGATTGGAATAGTGAAACAATGGGTGGTGGGTTTATGCACGATAATAAATTACACTTCCTGAAGCCTACAAGTTTCGTTATATTTGATTCCAATAAAGTACATTGTGCTCAAGATGTTTTGACAGATAAGAAAAGATTCGCAATAGATTACGCAGTGAAAAAGATATGAGTATAAGAGATAAGTTTGCATATGTAACAACTAAAGAACAAGACCAAACTTTGATAGGTATTAAAGAAGGTAAGTTTGCTGGTGTGGTATACAAATATGGTAAAGTATCATTTGCAGAAAAAGAAGATGAAAATGGTAACTTGCCAATGAGGTTTCAATATGATATAGTAGATAATAATGGAATACCAAGAGAACAATTTGGTGAAGATTTTTTCACCCTTATAGGAGATATCCTAGTAGAAGTAATAGAGGAACAAGCAAATAATGAATCAGTCGATAGAAAGAACAGCTCTAAGTAACTTAATCACGAATGAAGATTACGCAAGAAAAGTAATCCCATTTCTAAGAAGTAACTATTTTAAAGTAAGAGAAGAAAGAATTGTATTTGAAGAAATACAAAAGTTTGTCGACAAGTATAAGAAGATACCTACCAAAACTGCACTAGAAATAGAAGTAGATAATAGAAAAGATTTAAGTCAAGATGACCATAGTAAAATTGTAAAACTTATTACAAGTTTAAATTCTACAGATGTAGATTTAGAATGGCTACTTGAAACAACAGAAAAGTTTTGTAAAGACAAAGCTATATACAATGCGATTGTAGATGGTGTAGAGATTATCGAAGGTAAAGATAAGAAGAGAACACCAGATGCAATACCAGATATTCTTACAGAAGCACTTGGTGTTTCATTTGACAACAGTGTAGGACACGATTACCTAGCTGATGGTCAACAAAGATACGACTACTATCACAAAAAAGAGGAGAAGATACCGTTTGATTTAGAATTTTTCAACAAGATAACAAAGGGTGGGTTACCACCAAAGACACTAAACATTGCACTGGCTGGAACTGGTGTAGGTAAGAGTTTGTTTATGTGTCATGTAGCATCTAGTTGTCTTGCACAAGGAAAGAATGTATTATACATTACAATGGAGATGGCAGAGGAAAAGATTGCCGAAAGAATAGATGCAAATATGATGAACGTAGAAATTAAAAACTTGCCAGAATTATCTAAGATGATGTTTGACGATAAACTTACAGAGATTAGAAAAAAGACAAGTGGTAAACTAATAATTAAAGAATACCCAACTGCGTCTGCACATAGTGGACATTTTAGAGGGTTAATCAAAGAACTAGCTATTAAGAAGTCATTTAAACCAGACATTGTGTTTATTGACTATCTCAATATTTGTGCATCAAGTAGATTTAAAGGTGGTACAAATATCAATTCATATACAATCATAAAGTCGATTGCAGAAGAGCTAAGAGGACTTGCAGTGGAAACAAATGTTCCATTCATGTCTGCAACCCAAACAACCAGAACAGGTTTTGTATCTAGTGATATAGGACTGGAAGATACTTCTGAAAGTTTTGGACTACCTGCTACTGCTGACCTTATGTTTGCACTCATATCCACAGAAGCATTAGAAGAAATAGGACAAATGCAAGTTAAACAGTTGAAGAACAGATATAACGACCCCAGCATGAACAAACGATTTGTTGTGGG